AAAATAAAAAGAAAAAGGGGTAGATTTGGTAGCTACTACACGTTGGTAAGAAAGCCGAAAAAGTCCCAACTTGCTACATCCTCTAGTGTCGGCTTAACCCCCGTACCCCCTTCTGTTTCTTGGTGGGGTGAACCTCAGACACATTAGATTAAGCGTCAAGTCTTCGGGCTATGCGGATGTAAGTATAGCACAAAAGAAAAACCCCGCACTAGGCGGGGTCTAAACGTACCGGGTTTCCCCTGTCAGTTTAATTAGGCACCTGGAGAACCATACATGCCTAGTGGGTCTGAATAACCGAAGCTGTAACGTTCACGTGATTTATAACGTACGTTGCCAGTATCGAAATCGCCGTCCATTGAGTTTTGCAATGGTGTACGAACGAAGTGTTTCATACCGTTAGGAACATCAGTTGTTAAGAACCATGCGTTGTTATCTGTCAAGAAGTGGTTAATTGTATAACCTTCTGGGATAGAACCATTGTTCTTAATCGCGTTGATGTCGTTATCAGTTGTACCAACACGCAATTCAGTTTCTAGCAATCGAGTTGCAGTAAATTGAAGAGCTGGTGGAACTACCAATTTCTTAGGTTTAGCAGCAATCAACAAACCACGCTCATCAGTCCAAGCAGCGATTTGAATGACAGCATTTTCCAATGATGTTTCATTCAAGTCAGCAGCTGTTGATGGAGTGTTGCTGTTTGTACCACCTGAGATAAGTGGGTGAGCTGTTGAGAACAATGATTGGCCGTCGCCGCCTGTGTAGGCACCGTTGAAACCGTTGTTCAATACAGCTGCAGCTTTCACTTGTTTAGTGTAAGCCATAGCGCGAGCTAGTGCTTTTGTATAACGTGCAGATAAAGAATCATACAAGTTATCTTCAATTGCTTCTTCAGTCAATGAGAAACCAAGAGCGATAGTCTCATGGTTGTATCGAGCTGTCCAAGCTTCTTGAGCATTGTCGTAAGCGATAGCTTGGCCTTCGTTTTTAACTGGGGCAGCGCTAAAGCCTGACAATTTTGTTTCTTCTTCGAATGAACGTTCTGAAGTCTCTGTTTCGTAGATTTCAGTGTGTTCTTCACCATATCGTGCATACTCCAAACCGAACAAAGCGTTCAAGCCTGGGAGTAGCTCTTTCAATAATTGTGCGCGTGAAATAGCCATATTAAATTACTCCTTAAGCAATATTGTAACGATGAACGCCGAAGTTAGTTTTCACTAAAGCTTCTGGGGTTTGAACCAAAGCAACAGTACCTGTTACAGCAAGAGTTGAAGCTGTTACTGTAAGAGTTGTGCTACCTGTTGTAGTTACAGTAGATGCAGCTGTTAAGCTAGAACCTGTGAACTGTGGTTGGCCGTTAACGATGTTGTAAACGTCAGTACCGATTGGTAGGTATGTACCTACTGGAAGACCAGAAACAACCAATGAAGTTGTGCCTGTACCAGAAACATATGTACCACCTGTTGATACTTGTGTATCAGGAACTAATTGCAATACACGGAAACCTGCTGAAGTAGCGCCAGCTGCAGTAGCTGCAACAACGCCAGTCAATGAGTCACCAGTAGCAACGTTACCAGTTTGAGTACCACATACTACGTTACCACCTACCAACAATTGTGAGAATGAAGCAACAGTTGCTGAAGAAGCTGAAGCAGTGGCAACAACTTTCAATACAACATCTGGGTCATCCACAACGATAGCTGTAATGTCACCAGCTGTCACGCTACCTGGGTAGTATTGTGAGTACAAACGTTGTTTAGTAGTTGGGTTTGTGTAATAGCAACCAGCGAAATAACCAACAACAGTGTTAGTTGAGTTTACTGGAAGTGTTGCTGCTACAATAAAGCCTGATGACAATGTAACTGCATCGCCGTAGTAAATCGCAGTGCCGTAATTGTACGCAATAGGTAAATTACGTGTTGAACCAGCGTAAGGCTGGCCACCGATAAGATTTACAGGCTTAAAGCCATAAGCGGCTGAAACGGTAGGATAAGCCATAAAATACTCCTAATTAATTTAATTTCCTTTGCCAAAGCTAGTGCTCGATTTCCGTTCTTGGAAGATTGGCATACGAGGGTCACTTTGACGCATTAAATTATTATCTACAGCTTCAGTCTGAGATTGAGTCAACTTGTTGTAATGTGCATTACGTTGTTCAACAAAATCTTCAGGTGTTTTGCAGAGTAATAATCCGCCGATTTCAATATTGTCTTTAAAACGACTATTTGGGTCGACTAGCAGTGTAAATTTTGGTTGTTCTTCAATTCTTACAGCTTCCCAACCTTCTCTGAGTTTGGCAGATAGGTTACGTGGGTCAGCGTTATTAAGAGTTGAAACACGAATCCAACGATACGCATATCCTGCTTGCTTATCCGGTTCCGGAAGAAGCTCTGGAGCTTGCCACTGCTTAGGGCGCTCTGATACGGTACGAGTATCTAGTTCACGAGTTAATTTATTTTCAGTCATGTTATCTCTCCAATTTCAATGCAGCTTGTGCATATTGTTCAGGGGTTAATCCAAGTTTTTTTGCTAACTGGACTTGGCTCGCTTTCAATCTAATTTTATTAGATGAAGTGCTTCGAGTTGCCGGAGCTACTACAGTGCTCGGTTTTGTGGGAGCGGGTTCACTCTTTTCCTTTGGAGGTTCAGATTCACCGAAATATTCATCAAATCGTTTGCGCATTGTTTTGTCCAATGTGCTGTAATATTCGTCTGAGCCAACAACAACGCCATTGCGTTTAAGCTTTTCATGTAAGCCTAATGCAGCGGCAGTCATCTCTTCATCCTGACCAAACCAAGGGTTGTCTTGTTGCCAACGAGAGGCTCGTGGGTCTGGACGATTTACAGGAGCCTGTTGGGTTGGCTCTTGATATTGTGTTTGTACACTAGTTTCTGGAGTTTGTAAAGAGGAAACTTTAAAATTTTGTACTTGAGCAATTCGCAAGTTAGCTTGTTGCATAGCTTGTTGTGCTTCAATTACTCTATCAGTGTCTCCCGCATCATATGCATCTTTATAGGCTCGCTTGGCAATTTCCAACTCATATTGAGCTGCTTTTTCCATAGCTGCCTTATATTCAGATTCGCCAGTAGAGAGGATATCCTTATAGCGTTTATTCTCTTCCAATGCGCGTTGAGCCAGGGCTACTGCTTCTTGTTGCTCACGGTATGCGGCTTCTTTGGCGCGACGTTCATCATGCCAAACTTTACGCATCTGTTTAAGCTTTTGCTTAACGTTCTCATCATAGCTTTCTAAGTCATCCTTATCTAGCTCTTCTACGAGTTCTTTAGGCATTGGCTGACGGTTACGGTCCTCTGCAGGTGTATCGTCTTCGATTTCTATCTCTAGTTTATCCTCTGCATTAGCCTTTACTTCTGGCTGTTCATCAGGGAATTTAAATTCTTTATCTTCAAACTCAGGCATCTTGTCCTCCTTATTTGCGTTTAATACCGCGTGGGTCATCAACAATGGCCTCTACAGTATCGTCATTAATCATGCGAAATTCGCGTCCATGAATTACTAACTTACTTCCTGAATGCGGTCTAACTAGAACAAAGTCACCTTTTTTGCACCAAGGACCGGTTGGGAACCGTTTTGCGTCGTTGTAACAATCTGGGCCTAGGTCTACCACGAATAGCACTGTTGTGAGTGCTTCTTCCATTCGGAGTGTTTCATCAGCTTTCGCTAATTTAAGTCCGTTAACTTCATGCTCTTTCTCTACTTCTGGGATTGCACACAGGATGTGATAACCTGTTGGTCGGGGCAGTTGTGCTGCTCTTTCCACTTCAGTTGCATCACCAACGATGGCTTTGATTTCGTCTTCTTCCTGCTTTTCTTTCTTTACCCGCTCGACCATGTTTGATAGGTCTAAGGTTGAACTAAGCATCAATATTCTCCGCTCTATGTTTGAGGTCTTCAATGGTTGCACATGCAGATTCGAGACCTCGTAGCTGTCCGCATATGTACCTATACTCTTCTATTGTTGGGCAATTACCTCTAATGAGTGCATCAGAGAGCATGTCCATGCGAGATTTGAATTCGCCTAGAAGAACTTCATAGATTTGGTAGTCCATTATTCACCTTCTGTCGGTTCTGGAGTGGATGGTTGAGCCGTTTGCATTTGGTGCAATTGGTCCATGATTTTTTGTTTTGTTTGATGGTCTAGACTATCTTCCTGCATTTTAGCCTTATGGCCGCGGTCTGCAGAAGCCTTTTGCAAGTCATGATGCTGGTCAGATAAGTGAGTTAGTA